GATCCAGTAACAGGTAAAGTTAAAAAACGTGAAGATGGTAAAGTGATGAAACCCGAAGGTTGGAAACCACCGCAACTAGAAAACTTTGTAAAATAATAAGGAAAAAATATGGAATATATGGGTATCACAATAGACTTGGAAAAAGATAAACTATTTGATGAATTAGGTATTAAACGATTAAAAGAATCATACATGCGTGATGATGAAACATCACCACAACAGAGGTTTGCATATGTATCAACGTCTTTTGGCTCTAATCCGGAGCATTCTCAACGTTTGTATAATTATGCCTCTAATCATTGGCTTAGCTATAGCACTCCTATTCTTAGCTACGGTCGTTCTAAGCGTGGGCTACCTATTTCATGCTTTCTTAACTATGTTGAAGATACTGCGGAGGGTCTAGTTGATAATCTTTCTGAAACTAATTGGCTGTCTATGTTTGGCGGCGGTGTTGGCATCGGCTTTGGGATACGTTCTGCGGATGATAAGAGTACTGGGGTTATGCCTCACCTCAAGATTTACGATGCCTCTAGTCTTGCGTATCGTCAAGGACGCACTCGCCGTGGCTCTTATGCTGCCTACCTCGATATTAGTCATCCTGATCTTATTCCCTTTTTAGAGATGCGTAAACCAACGGGTGATCCAAATGTCCGTTGTTTGAATCTACATCACGGTATCAACATCACTGATGATTTCATGCAAATCATTGAAAAGTGTATGGTTGATCCAGAAGCGAATGATGCTTGGGAACTAAAAGATCCACATTCAGGTGAAGTACGTGAAGTTGTGTCTGCTAAACATCTTTGGCAACAAATTCTCGAACTCCGTATGCATACAGGTGAACCATACATTCACTTCATTGATACCAGTAATCGTGGACTTCCACAATTCTTAAAAGATAAAGGTCTGAAAGTACATCAATCAAATCTTTGTTCTGAGATTATTCTTCCTACTAATGAAGAACGTACAGCAGTATGTTGCTTATCGTCCGTAAATTTGGAGTATTATGATGATTGGAAAGATAACGAATTATTTCTTCGGGACATTGCGGAGATGCTCGATAACGTCCTTCAGTATTTCATTGATAATGCTCCTGATAGCATATCACGTGCAAGATATAGTGCTAGTCGTGAACGGAGCATCGGTGTTGGTGCTCTCGGCTTTCATGCTTTTCTCCAAAAGAACAATGTAGCATTTGAAGGTGTGATGGCGAAAGTATTGAACAATAAAATTTTCAAACATATCAGAGGTAAACTAGATGAAGCAAATCTTCAACTCGGTACTGAACGTGGTGAGGCGCCCGATGCCGTGGGCAGTGGCCAGCGTTTTAGTCATCTTATGGCTATTGCTCCAAATGCTTCTTCGTCTATCATTATGGGAAATACTAGCCCTAGTATTGAGCCTTATCGTGCTAACGCTTACCGTCAGGACACTTTATCTGGCTCATTTTTAAATAAGAATCGTTGGCTTGACAAAGTGATTATGAATCATTTGGATCCAAAGGGTGGTTCTGCTCTGACACCAAAAGGTGAAGAACTGTATCAACAAATTTGGTCTTCAATTATTGCTAATGATGGTTCTGTACAACATCTTGATTGGATGGACGAGGACACAAAAGCCGTGTTTAAGACTTCTATGGAAATTGACCAACGTTGGGTGATTGAACATGCGGCAGATCGTCAAGTTTATATTGACCAAGCACAATCACTAAACGTATTCTTCCGACCTGATTCTCATCTCAAATATATACATGCTATTCACTTCTTAGCATGGAAGAAAGGTGTGAAAACATTATATTACTGCCGTTCAGAAAAATTGGCAAAGGCTGATAAGGTTTCCAAGAGAATTGAACGTGATGTAATTAAAGAACTTGATATGACAGCCCTCGCTGAAGGTAATGATTGTATTGCCTGTGAGGGATAAATGTCTCATATAATTGCAAACCTACCAACAGTAAAATGCTTCGTTCGCAAAGAATTTCTTTATGACTTCGAAAAAGGTTATGATGAGTTGGAACCTTGTTGGTGGGTTAGTATTAAATCATTAAGAGGACAAGCATTTCGAATTGAATCTTATTTGAATCAATATGGTGCATTGTATGATAAGTTACCCATCAGTGCATACTGTTGGAAACCTATTGAAGGTGAGCCACTTTCACTTGATTATTTGCAGTTGTGGGACTGTCTAAGTTACGATATTACTGTACTGAAGAAAGCCCAACTACAATCGATGAAATGTAAATTCAAATTGAAAAGCGGTGATTGGATGTATGGTGAATATATGTTCACAGTAGATTCGGCACATCCAGATTTTAACGTTATAGATACTGGTCTCTCTGAGGATGTTGAAGACCATAAATCTTATAACTTCATCAAGTGTGATAATGGTCAATTTGCATGTCAACCTAATAATAGAATGATTGTGTTTGAGCCATCGAGTAATCCTCGTGAATTAAAGTATCCAGATTTTAAAGTATCGACCAAAAGGTGGTCCGTAGAAACTGAAGCAAAATGGGCTTTAGGTGATACTGATACCGTTATGTACGAAAGAAAAGAAACAAAAACTTAATGATAGAATTAATTTACTTACTCATAGCAACACATATTACAATACTATGTGTTACAATTTATTTACACAGAGGGCAAGCACACAAAGGACTCGAATTTCATCCAATACTAGAACACTTCATGCGTTTTTGGCTCTGGCTAACAACAGGAATGGTTACGAAACAATGGGTAGCAATACACCGCAAACATCACAGGTTTAGTGACAAAGAAGGTGACCCACACAGTCCTCATGTTTTTGGATTTTGGAAAGTTTTATTCAAAGGTGCATTATTATACAATGATGCGGCCAAAGATAAAGACATGATTAACACATATGGTGTCGGTACTCCCGATGATTGGATGGAACAGAATGTATACAGCAAGCATTCTCGTTTGGGAATTACTATGCTGTTGGTCGTAAATTTACTATGCTTTTCTTGGTGGGGATTATTAATTTGGGTAATCCAAATGATTTGGATTCCATTTTGGGCCGCAGGTGTGGTGAACGGCATAGGCCACCGGTTCGGCTACCGCAACGGTGAAACGAAAGATCAGAGTTGTAATATCAGCCCGATTGGTGTTATAATTGGTGGAGAAGAACTACATAATAATCATCATTTGAACCCTGCAAATCCAAAAATGAGCAGGCGTTGGTTTGAACTTGATATGGGTTGGTTATATATAAAATTCTTTAGTATATTGGGATTAATTAAAATTAAACAGGAGCAAAAATGAAAAAACTATTATTAACCTTATTATTCATACCCTTAATTGCATTTGCACAAGGCAAACAAAAAACTGGTGTAACTTATGATGCGGTATTGACAAGAGTTGTAGATGGTGATACAGTAGCGTTTCAGGCTAACTGGTTACCTGATCCACTTAAAAAGGAATTAAGTATTCGTGTTTTTGGTGTTGACACACCAGAAAAAGGTTTTCGTGCTGGATGTCCAGAAGAAGATGCACGTGGTCAAGCCGCTTCTGCATTTACGAAAGCACAAATCAATGCGGCACAAAAAAGACAGATTGTCTTAATGGATTGGGACAAATACGGTGGTCGTGTTTTAGGTGATGTTCTGTTAGACGGAAAAAGTCTCAGAATGATGTTAATTAACAATGGTTTCGCACGTGAATATTACGGTGAAGCTAAAACTTCTTGGTGTAACAAATGAGAAAAATTTTAAGATTTACGGCATCTTGGTGCCAACCCTGCAAAAACTTGGCTAAACAATTAGAAGAAATTGATACAGGCTTACCAATTGAGGTTATTGATATTGACGTTGATACTGAATTGGCATTGGATTATGGAATTCGTTCAGTTCCAACATTAATCATTCTCGATGAAAATGTTGAAGTCAAACGAATGACTGGTTTAGTAACAAAAGAAATTTTGAAGAATTGGATTGAAGCATGATTAAAAAGACATCTTCTAGACTAACGGATGAAAGAAACAATTTCAAACCTTTCAATTATCCTTGGGCTTATGATGCTTGGTTGAAACATGAACAGAGCCATTGGCTTCACACTGAAGTACCAATGGCTGAGGATGTGAAAGATTGGAAAAAGAAATTAACGGATCAAGAAAAACAATTTCTTACCAACATTTTCCGATTCTTCACTCAAGGTGACATTGATGTTGCCGGTGGTTATGTTCGTAATTACTTGCCTTATTTTCCACAACCAGAAGTACGAATGATGCTGATGGGTTTTGCCGCACGTGAAGCACTTCATATTGCCGCTTACTCACATTTGATTGAAACACTAGGCTTGCCTGAAACAACATATAATCAATTCTTGGACTACCAAGAAATGAAAGACAAGCACGATTATGTTTTAGATATTGCAAGCAAAAATGGAACAAAAGAGAATACTGCACGCCACATCGCCGTGTTCAGTGCATTTACTGAAGGTATGCAGTTATTCTCGTCTTTTGTTATGTTGTTGAATTTCCCACGCACAGGCAAGATGAAGGGTATGGGTCAGATTGTGACTTGGTCTATTGTCGATGAGACAATGCACGCCGAGAACATGATGAAATTATTCAAAACATACATAAGCGAGAATCAGGAAATCTGGAATGATGAATTAAAATCATCCATCTACACTATTGCAGAACGCATGGTTGAACTAGAAGATAAGTTCATTGATTTGTCGTTTGGTATGGGTGAGATGGAAGGTCTGACAAGTGATGATTTGAAAAAATACATCCGATATATTGCTGACCGCAGATTGATTGGTTTAGGTATGAAGGGTATTTTTAAAGTCAAACGCAATCCATTGCCATGGGTTGAAGAGATGATTAATGCACCAACTCATACTAACTTTTTTGAAAATCGTGCAACAGACTATGCTAAAGGTGCCACAACAGGAGACTGGGGTGACGTTTGGGCATAAAATAAGAAGGATAAAAAATGTCTGAAAAAATTACAACCGCAGAGTGTGAAAATTGTGAATCAACCTGTGAAATTGCGTTTGAAGAAGATTATGTGTCAGATGAATCTCCCACCTTTTGCCCGTTCTGTGGTGAAAGAATCGAAGTCCTAAATGAAGAATATATAGAAGATGAGGACTTTGATGAGAATGAGGAATGGGACAAATAAATTGGCAATACGACAATAAAGATTTTACAGAAAATGATGTGGGTGATAATTATGGCTTTGTCTATATTATCACCCATTTAGTTACAGGTAGAAAATATATTGGTAAAAAGTTTTTTTATTCTATGAAAACGAAAGTTCTCAAAGGTAAAAAGAAAAGGTACAAAACACCTTCGGACTGGCAAACTTACTACGGATCTAGTGCCGAGTTGCAAAATGATGTTATACTACATGGGAAGGATAACTTCAAAAGAGAAATCTTACACCTATGTAAATCAAAAGGTGAATGTGGTTATCTGGAAGCTAAAGAACAGTTTGACCGTAGTGTATTAGAATCTAATGATTACTACAATGCATGGATTATGGTCAAAGTGAGAAAGTCACACATTAAGGCATTCAATGAAAGAATTCTTGCAACAATTAAAGAATAATGATTTTGATGGAATTAATTTCTATCGCAACGAGGATGGCGATTTGGAATTCTCACAATTTCAATTTAAAAATCCAGGTGAAAAAGTTGGTGGAACAGAATTAGGAGACTACTTTGATATTATCATTGTACAAGATGATCCACCAAAAATGCCAGAACGATTTCAAGCAATTCTAACCTCACCAATAGATTATATTGGCCGAATGGCGGAAGATGGTTTTTATGGTGTCGTTACAAAATTTACCACAACATCGAAAGAAGTTATGGATAATATTATGGCTGGAATGGAAGATGAAACTTTTGAATATATTAAAGATTATGAAAAGGAAATGAAAAATGTTTGATAAGTATGAATTGAAAGAGATTTTGACAAATAGTGTATCCACAGTTGTGTTCACTAAAATTGATGGCACAGAACGTGAACTTAAATGCACACTTCTACCCGAATATCTACCTGCACAACCTGTTGTTGAAGGACAACAGTTGTTAACAGAGGGCTTGACAAAAGCAGAAAATCCGAATACACTCTCGGTTTGGGATATGGAAAATAACGGTTGGCGTTCTTTCCGTCTCGATTCTGTAAAGGCTGTAAATACGCATGAGACACGCATCCGTTAAAGATTTTGAAAAAGCATTGTCTGGTGGAGAACCATCATGGAAAACCGGACAAACATCATTATCTTCCGCATTAAACTGGTACAATTACCATTCCGATTCCAAAGAAAGTAAGAAGTTCACACTTTCTTATTTGAGAGAAATCGGTGCATCTAAAAAAGACATCGAACTAATTGAAAAGAATCCAGAGGCTGAATTTCAGAATCTAGGTTTTGTTTGTCGCATGAAACTTAGAGGTGCACCTTTATCCGAAAAGAATGAGGAATGGATCAATTCGTTTATTAAAAGACTA